AGCAGAGCGACTTACAGATCAGGCCAGACCCTCAGGTTCACACCCAAGGACCCAAATCTGACCACTGTGGAACTAGACTAGAAGCAAGACGAATCTTCAGGCGGCCACTCAACGGAACAGTGTTATATTCCAATGAAGACCGTTCTTGGACAAGCCTTGCAACCGCTTTTAGTCTAGTACGGCAATCAAGCCTTGGACGGAAGAGGTACATTTCTTCCTCACCCTCGACTTGTTCTGGCATTGCCCAGAGTTTGGCTAGTAAATAGCCTACTCTATCATCCTCGTAAGATTTACTCACGACCACTAGGTGCGAAACGAGGAATCCTTCAAAACCTCGTTGAGAGAGCTCCTTAGCCCTCCTGCCCCTATTAGGGGTGGATTCATCAAAGTTCGAGATGAATCCACCATCACCAAGTGAATTAGGAATCCGAAGGCGTAAGCCCGCAGGAACCGATTGCACTAGGTGTTCAAACGTTTTGCGGAAGCGGGAGTCACAGCCGTAGGAACATTGGCGATGACTCAACCTCCGTATAGCGTTTGCTAATCGATATACCGAGTGGACGGATGAAAGTTTATCTTTATGATAAACGGGTTTACAGTCAGAACCCAAGAAATAATGAGATCCACAGCTTTCACGAAAAGGAGAATTTACAAAACTCTTCGATTCGTTAATTCGAAAGCCGTAGAAGACCATCATCTTGGAGAAAAGTTCAAAGCACGCCGAGGGGATAATAATATCATCCCCATAGACGCTCACATCAGAAGGTTTGATGTGAAGATACTCACAGCAGCAATAACAAACTGCATAGAATATCAGGGTCTCGAGTTCGAATGTGAAGCCGTTCCCCATACTGGAGAACTTCTCCCATCGAACCGGACCTCCGCTTTGAACGCCGTAATGGGATCGACAAGCATCCATGACGTCATACCATCGTTTGGGCAATAAAGCCTGAACAACAGATGACGCTATGGAATCACTAGCAGAAGAAAGATCAATAGTGGCTAGATGGTTAGTTATACTACCCACCCGAGCCAGTTCTTGATTCCTACTCTGATAGCGTAAGTCGATACCATCCCTTAGAAGCTGTTTTCGGATCATTTCGCCAATGGACTTTTGGAACCAGAGATTGATTCCAGGTTCAATAGCGATAACACGATCCGTAGTAGCATCTTTCGGCACAGTTATAACTTTATTACCTACCTGGAGATGGGGGTAACCCACCTCCAGCAATTGCTTGCTCCATAACGGATAGACTGTTTGGAGTAGGCTAAGGGGTAACAAAGAATGTAAGTCACGTGTTATTCCAGCTTCTTGCTGGAACTTATTGACTGAACTGGCATCACGCCTCTTCATCAGAGTCGTGGCACCAGGACCCCAGTCTGGCATCAAGAAGAAATCCTCGGGGCAAAATTCGCCCAAGAGCTTATCGATTTTACGAATGATTGCGTTATGCAACCAAACGACTGGACCCCCATATAAAGGGTCGAGTGATAAGTTCCGAAAACGAGAGTTTGTCTGCTTACAGAGAAGTTCAAAAGTATTGAATTTCTCCAATGCTACCTGTTTGATATCCCAGTCTACCGATAAATCAGTATACTTTGATAAGAACTTGGTGGCAGAGTAAGCATCTCGGAAGCTGGTTACATCGCTGTAGTCAG